AGGTATAACGTATTCTGATTCACCTGCCTCACCAATTAACCCCATTGTTGGACTATTTACATATCCACCTGTAGCGAATGAACCTGGCAATAAATCTGCACCACTAGGAATATTTGTTCCGTAAGTACCAGGAGCAGGATTAAATGGAGCAGGACCACCACCACCACTAAACATATTTCCAAATATGCTCATAAATGCTCTGTTTAAGAACATACTTGCAAGTTGTTTTGCAATGTCTGCTAATGCTTGACCTAATGTTCTAGTACCATCAATCAATCCCATAACAGCATTTGTCATGCCACCAGCTAATATTCCTTGTATTTGTTGCTGCATAGCTTTTTCTTCAGCTAATAATTGTAATTTTTCTCTTTGAGCTGCATTTCCTTCAACTAACTTTCTTACTTCTCCTTCTCTTTCTTTTCCTACTATATTAACTATATCTCTAATCTGTTTTTCTATTTCTGCTCTTTCAACACCTAAACTTAAACTTTCTTCTAAAAACTGTGATTCCCCTTCAAGTTTTTCCATAGTATTAGTTATTATTTCATTTTTTCTTTTTTCTTCTGCTGTTTGAGCAGCAGCTATTTGTCCCTCTAAAATAGCCGTCTTATTTATTGCATTTTTATTAGCAAGCCTAATTTTATCTTCATCTTTATTTGCTTGAGCAATTTCTAGTAATCTTTCATTTTGTATTAACTGTAATTCTAATTTTTGTCTTTCCTCATCTAATAATGTACCTCCTTGTTTTATTAAAGATACTCTTGTCTGTAAAACAGCTAAATCTTGCTTACTTGTATCAAGTGCAGTTTTACCTGGTTTATTTGGAGGATTAATAAGATTTTGTAAATCAATTTCTTCCTGAAGTTGAGATGTTGGATCTACACCTGTTACTCTTTTTATTTTTTGTGTACCACTTAAAAGATTTCTACTAAATTTACTATCAAAAATTCGTGCAAAAGCTGCACGAACAGGAGATTCATTTTGTAATTGTATAGCGTCTGTTTCTGCACGAGTTAATTTTGCTCTAGATTGAATTTTTATAAATTCTTTGACTAGTTTATTACGTTTTTCTTGTACGGGTAATCCCTTTAGCTGTGCTTGTAATTCTTTTACTCTTGCAGTAGTTAAAATATCAACATTATCTGTTAAGGCTTTTGTAAGAGATGATTCATCTTTTGTTATAGAAGCAATACTAGAAACAATTCTATCTGCATTCGGCCCAAAAGCTTTAGCTACTTCATCAGCACCTTTACCAAATCTAGATAATGCTTGTAAAAGTTGTAATGATTCATCCCTAGAACCGCCAATAGCTTTTCTAAGTTCTCTAAAATCTTGTGATGTAATTCTAGAAGTGCCTCCTACAGCTAATAATCTATTATTTAATTCATTTAAAGATTTGTTAAATTTATTAGCTTCAGAAACTGCCTGTCCTATTGCAGTACCAACAATAGACAAAGCAAAACCAAAACCACCACCTATCACTCCACCAGCTAATCCACCAAGACCACCACCAATAGAAGCAGCAGGTCCTTGTCCAAATAACAAAGGAAAACCACCACCAATAAGAGCATTACTTAATCCACCTTTTAAACCTTGTCCTAAAGTTCTACCTCCACCAGCTGTTCCTTGTGCTCGTTGTTCATTTATTTTTTTTTCAATAAGCAATAAATTATTAGCTCTTATCAAAGCTTGTCTTCTTATTTTTCCGTTTCGTTCCGCAAATTTTATTCGATCTTCTAACGAAGCATTTATTAATTTTTGATTTTTTTTATTTGTTCTTCCTAATGAAATTTCTTGTTTAACTTTTTTATTAGTTTGTTCCTGTACATTTAATCTTCTTTTACTAAGTTTGTTAGCCTCTGTTTCTAACTTTTTTAATTCTTTTTTCGCTTCTAATTCATCTTGTACCCTTTTAAAATTTTCTAACCTACGAAGACCTCTTTCTTGAAAAGCAGGTAATCTAGGTGCTCTTGTGGCAACTTGTCTTGCAAGTTCTTGATTAGCCATAGCAGCTTGTAATTCAAGATTTCTAGCTCTGGCAATAGCAACACTTTGTGCTTGACTATCAGCTTCAGCATTAGCATTAGCTCTACCTGCTCTAGCTCCTGAAGCTAAAAAAGAAGCTTCTGATCTTCTTGCATTTTGTAAACTAATAACAGCAGCTTTTTGTTCTGCTAATGCAGCATTTGTATCTCTAAGACTTCTAAGATATTGTTCAGCAGCAACTCTCGCTTGATCTGTTCCTAATTGAACATTATTAAAATTTCTTTTTGTAGCAGATAATGAAGCATTTAAATTATTTACACTTTTTAAAACTAATTCATTCTTTCTTTGAAATTCATTTATAGATTTTACAGATTGTTCTATTGATGTAGTTAATTTCTTTACACCCTCATTAAATTTAAGTAAATCTCTACTACCTTTTAACTTAATATCTATCTCTGTTCTTATTCTTTCCCCCATAATAAAAAATAAAACTTTTTTCTATTCTACCTACGTCTGCGAGCTTTTTCTATTTCTTTTTCTTGATCTTCATTTAACACCTGAAAATATGCACTCCAACCTAGTATTTCTTCTAAAGTCATTTTTCTTACATCTACAAGTGACATCCCTAATTCTTTTGCAATACTAAACTGCAACATCATTAAATTATCTTTACGCAGTTCAGCACTTAGTCTTTTGGGTCAATAGGCCCTTCTGTATCTTCAATTGCAGCTAATATAAGCTTTTGTAAATCAGAGTTTTTTATTTCATTTTTTAAAACATCAATTTCACCTGTCTGAAATAACTTATCACCATTTTCATCTAAAGCTTTAAGTAACAATAATCTTAATGATAAATCATCTAAATCATCTGTTCTAGATAACTTTTGTGCCCTTTCACGTTCAGCTAAAGTTAAAGGAGCAACCCACATTTCAAATACAGAACCATCAGATAAAGTAACTTCTTTTTTTGTTGGCTGTAAATTTGCAGCTTTACGCAAGCGATCAATAGCTCGCATAGTTTTGGTAGATGCC